TCATCACTGACATCAAGATTTTCTGTGACACCTCACCAGTTATTGGTACAGGTGACATTGGTTATGAAGTCGGTACTTCATCTTCTGGCGCACAGATTGTTGCGGCAGTGACTGATGAAATTTTGGACGGCGGCACGACTGTTGTTGAGCACAATGTAACTACAACAACGCTTGTGACTCAGACGCAAAGCGGCACCACGGCCCCTGCTTCTGTTCAGTATACTTCTGCTGCAAGAACTATCTTCTGCAACATCACCAACACGGTTGATGCTACTACTGCAGGATCTTTCACTTTCATCATTGAGTATGTGCAAATCGCTTAATAGGGGACAACAATGGCTGATGCAGTAACATCCCAAACAATACAGGATGACAATCGCAAAGCTGTTTTGAAGTTCACGAACATCAGTGATGGCACTGGCGAAAGCGCCGTCACTAAAATTGATGTAAGTGCGCTTACAAAAAACAGTGGTGGCGATTCTTGCACCGAGGTGGCGATATCTAAGATATGGTGGCAGTGCGTTGGCATGGGCGTTCAGCTTTTAAACGACGCAACCACTGATACTTTGATTATCGCATTGTCTCCTGACTCAAATGGTATGCACGATTACACACCGTTTTCTGGCATACCCAACAATGCTGGCAGTGGCAAAACTGGCGACGTTCAGTTCACCACGATTGGTGCAAGCAGCGGAGACACCTACACGGTAATTCTAGAAGTCATTAAGAGCTACAGCTAATGACAACTTCTGGTAGCAGTGACTTTACTCCAGACGTAGCTGAGTTCATCGAAGAAGCATTTGAGAGGTGCGGGCTTGAGCTTCGCACCTCTTATGATGCGGTAACCGCTCGCAGGTCATTGAATCTCTTGTTTGCTGATTGGGCAAACAGGGGACTAAACCAGTGGACGGTTACAAATTCGACTACAACTCTGTCTCTAGGTGATCAGTTCCTTGATTTGTCTGCAAGCACGATTGATGTGCTTGATGTGATCCTGCGTAGAACAGAGAACAGTGAAGTCACTGACATACAGATGAGCCAGATTGGACGGTCTGAGTATTGGAATATCCCAAATAAAGATACTCAAGCCAGGCCAACTCAATGGTTCTTAGATAAGCAACTCACACCTAGACTCTACATTTGGCCTGCTTCAGAAAACGCTACTGATCAAGTTCTTATCAATAGGTTGGTGCGCATTGAAGATGCAGATGCATCTGTGAACACAGTGGATACGCCCTTTAGGTTCTATCCATGTTTGGCTGCTGGTCTTGCGTATTACATCGCGCTCAAGAAAGCGCCAGATCGTGTTCAGATGCTCAAAGCTTTCTATGAAGAAGAGTTTGCACGGGCTGCAGATCAAGATGAAGATAGAGCCTCTCTTAACATAGCCCCTGGTATTAGATCTTATAGGCGAGCGTAATGGCTTATGCATCTGGCAAACATTCAATAGCCATATGTGATCGATGCGGCTTTCAATACAAATACACTCAGCTTAGAGAAGAGTGGAATGGATTTCGTGTTTGTCCAGAATGCTTTGAGCCAAAACATCCGCAACTAGAACCTGTACGCCATTTAGCAGACCCGGAAGCGTTGCGTCATCCTAGGCCAGATGTTCCTGCGAGTATTGTTGCAGGCGCTGGTGTTGTACGCACAATAGATGCAAATAGCGTGATGTCTGTCACTGGTGATGTGATAGGCAGCGAGTTCTCTCAAGAAGCTGCCACAGGCGAAATAGGCACAGTAACGGTGGTCATATCATGAGCTTTACACTAGCTACACTTAAATCCACAGTTCAAGATTATTGTGAGACTGCAGAAACAACTTTTGTTGCTGACTTGAATACGTTCATCAAAGAGGCAGAAGAGCGCATTCTCAAAAACGTCGAGCTCCCTGTGTTTAGAAAGAACGTCACAGGTACAGCTGCAGCGAGCAACACATATCTTTCTACGCCTACAGACTTCTTGGCACCATACAGCTTGGCTGTGATATCTAGCAGTGCGTACATTTACTTGCTCTTTAAGCATGTGTCATTCATTAGAGATTACACGCCTAACCCGGCAACCACTGGCACGCCTAAATACTATGCACTGTTTGATGACACCACATTTATTTTAGGCCCAACGCCTGACTCCACATTTACTTTTGAACTTCACTACAAGTATCGCCCTGACTCGCTGACTGCAGGATCTGACAGCGGCACGACTTGGTTGTCTACAAATGCGCCTGATGCGCTGTTGTACGGCACGTTGGTAGAGGCAGCAACATTCTTGAAGATTCCAGAAGAAGTTGCACAATACGAACAACGATTCATCGCTGCAGTGGCTGCTTTGAAAAAGTTGGGTGAAGGGTATGGCGCACGAGATGAATCTAGGTACGATATTAGTAGAGCGTAATTGTGTTTTTTAGTGAGCAACAAAGTGAGATAGGTAATGTTTCTATCACCACAACAAGCCACAAAGGTCACGACCCTGAGTTTTGGGCACAAACAATAGCGGATCGTGTTGTGAGTGTTGGAGGCAATTGTCACCCTATGATTGCAGAGCAAGCCGAAGCGTTCAAAGATGCAGTCAGGGCAACAGCTTTGTACTATATTAAAGAGGCTATTAAGAGTGATAGAACCACGCTTATTGGCGAGTTAGAAAAACAGGGCCAAAGTGAAATGGCTAATATAATCAGGAGGCTATAATGGCTATTACGACAGCACTATGCACCAGCTTTAAACAAGAGCTTATGGAAGCAGTTCATAACTTCAAGAACTCTGGTGGTAGCACGTTCAACCTTGCTTTGTACACTAGCTCTGCAAGTTTAGGTGCTGGTACGACTGCTTACACAACTTCAAATGAAGTGAGTGGCACGAACTACACCGCAAAAGGTGCTTCGCTGACGCGAGTTGATCCGAGCACATCAGGAACTACAGCACTTACAGACTTTGCCGATCTGACATTTTCAAACGCAACAGTGACTGCGAGAGGGGCACTTATATTCAATGACAGTGCTTCCGGTGATCCAGCAGTGTGTGCATTAGATTTTGGTGGTGATAAGACATCGACTGCTGGTGATTTCACCATTCAGTTTCCTGCAGCTGATGCATCTAACGCGATAATAAGAATCGCTTAATATGTTGTGGCTCAACAAGCTCAACAGAGGCGTATGACTGAAGAAGAGTATTTAGAATGGGTCAAACAACAACAAGATCAAAGTCATAATCAATAGGACTTAACGTGTGGCGAATGTTACTGGCTGGGGTAGAGGCACTTGGGGCCAAGGCACATGGGGTGAACCAATCCCAGTTGTTGTCACGGGTGTCGCAGGGACTTCAGCCGTTGGCACAGTTACAGTTGCGGCAGCAGCTAATACTTCGGTTACAGGCGTTGCAGGGACGAGCGCAGTTGGATCTGTCACCGTTGCAGCAGCGGCTAACACAAGCGTCACAGGCGTTGCAGGCACAAGTGCAGTCGGTTCAGTCACGGTTACAGCAGCCGCTAATGCATCAGTTACAGGCAATGTCGGAACGTCTGCAATCGGTACGATCACCGTCGATGCAGCAGGAACAGCCGTTGTCACAGGCGTTTCTGGAACGGCGTCAGTCGGATCTATCACAACTGACGCTGCCGCAAATGTTTCTGTCACAGGAGTGGCTGGAACGTCTGCGCTTGGTACTATCTCGCTGGTTACAAACAACACGATCAGTGTTTCTGGGTTTGAACTTACATCAGCGATTGGAGCTGTCACTGCGACTGCAGCGGCTGACGTTGCTGTTACAGGTGTGTCTGCTGATGGTTTGTGTGGCGGCGCGTTGGTTTGGGGAAAAATTATACCAGGCCAAGATTCAAGCTGGTCTATTATTGATGACAGTCAAACACCGAATTGGGAAGAGGTAGCTTAATATGGCAACTTATGTAAATGACCTTCGATTGAAGGAAATCGCGACTGGCGATGAGAGCGGAACCTGGGGCACGAGTACAAATACTAACCTCGAATTAATTGCAGAGGCATTTAGCTTTGGCACAGAAGCAATCACGACTAATGCGGATACTCATACCACTACT